TATAGTGAGCTATTTTATAGCAAATTTAACCATTAAATTATTTTCTAGTAGTCTATCGTTACTACGCACAAAAACGATAACGAACAATTCAATGTGTTTTTATACTAATTCAAATGTTAGCACATTTCAAAATATATAACATCAAGATTTAATGTCATAATCAATGACGCGGATCAATAAAATAGATCCAATTTAAATAGGTATTCTATCCTAGCTAAGCGAAATAGAAGGTCGGTCGAGATCCATACCAAAATTGGATCTATTTATATTATAGGACTATCGCGTTAGTCCAATAACAAACATGGAGTGGAGCTCCACGTGAAATTTAGTGATTTCAAAACGTTACTCTAAAATTTATATTAGAAATACATATATGAACTTAACCCTAGGTTATCTTTAATAGGAGTTTGGGTTTTCATTCTATTTGGTACGTAGTAGAATGAAGTATGATGTACGATATGGAGCAGTAATAATCCAGTTTGGATTTTAGATTATACTGTATTTCTTATTTAGTGATTTTAGAGTCAGCCAAGTAATAAAAGTCATTATCACCGTCAGTGATAATGGTCTTACTTGGTGCGTAATCTGTTAAACAGAAGCGAAGGCTTGAGCTTCGACTTTTCGGATTAAGAATTAAGACAAAACGGGCTGGGTAGTTGGTTAATCGCCGCTACCTTGTAATGGATCAGAAGATCCTGTCCACATAGCAAATTATTACAGAAAATAACCAAATTAAATACGATACTAATGGTAGTGATACTACTCTTGATTTTAAAAATATTTACTGTGATTGTGCAAATTTACCTAAGATATGTTTACACAATCACAGTGACTGGTTAAACAAAGAAGAATACATGAAGTTAGAACATGATTGCCAGTTAAATGAAGAAGTTAATGATATAGATGACCATGCATTTGATAATTTTATTAATTTCATAAGAAACGATGTTGATGGTGCTACTGACGATTTTACTAGTCATCAGTATTACAGACGTCAACTCTTTAAACACTTGCTTTTGGTGTACGACATGTTTATGCGCTCGTTGGTACACAATAGTGTACAAGGAGCGTTGAAGCTACAAGTGTTTTGTAGATTTATCAGAACTACACATGGTTTTGTAGATTTGATTAAATATGTTGGAAACAACGTACCCGCTGATATTTTAAAAGCTTTGTACATTGATCCCACTATGAGGGAAAGATATATAGAAAGTATATTTGGTAACAACACTCAATTTAAGAGAATATGGCTAGCAATTGTTTCAAGTGTCGCACATGTTAAAGAGTATTATACACAATATGATAGTATC